ATGATGTGGCTAAAAGACCTGCTTTTGTGAAAGAATACATGAACAAAGCTATTGAGGCATCAGTATTTGAGATAGAGAAAAATGCAGTAGATGCAAACTTTCAATTTAAAACTCCTAGATCTTTAAGAACTGGTTATCTGCAAAGATCTTTCAAGTTTGGTATAGTGACTAAAGACCTTTATGGTGCTATCGGGCCGACAGCAAACTATGCAAAGAAAGTTCATATAGGCAATCCATTCATGCCAAGAATTGCAAGGATATCACAGCCTGCCATTGAAAGACATTTTGGAAATGCTTTGAAGTATATAGCAGAGGGTTTAAGTAAATAATATATGTCAGTAATAAATGATACAAAACAAAAGATATATGATAAACTTGCAGTATTGGTTGCATGGCCGTTAACTACCAAATTACAGCTTGGCTCTTTATATCAGGCTGACATCAAAAGAGATCCCTTAGATGCTGATATTCAAAGATACCCTGCAGCGTTCATCATGCCCCCTGCAATTCAAACTACAGAGTGGCTAGACAATAGGACTGTGCAAAGAGAGCTCACATTCACCATCATGGTCATTCAGAAGATGGATAACATTAATACTACAAGTGAGGTAGAAGATCTGATGCAGGCAATGTTAGATGTGATAGATAACTCAATCAGCTTTGATGATGTAGCTCAGGCAGGGGTGCTTCCAACAGCTTCATTCCCTGAGCCATTTATCCACAATGGACGTAGCTATGTAGTATTTGATATAATAATAAAAGCAAGGGTGCTTCAAACGCTTACCTACTAAAATAAATATATGGATTACCCAAACAAACAACTCAACACAAAAGACAAAGCAAAAAAAGATACACCTGCATCTGGTGTAGTAGAGATACCTTTTTCTTTTCCTCACTTTCCAAATCCTATAACCATCATGGCAAAAGACATTGATGAAGCAAATGAAAAGTTTAATAAAATTATTAATAATAAAAACTAAAAATATATGAGCAAGTTCATTGGTGCATTAGCAAATATAGGTATCGCAAAGGAAGCAGTAAGAGGTACAGCAGAAACTTCTGCAACTTTCTATCTTCCAAAAATGGCATTGTCAGTTGATGATGTTATTGATCAGGTTATAGATGAAAATACTATTGGTGTCATTGAGGATAGTATAGGGGCAGGGCTTGTACACAAAGCAAGTGATATTGAAATAGAGGGCAAGATAGGTGCTAAGTCTATTGGCTTATTGCTTTACTGTTTATTTGGATCTAAAGCTGTTTCAGGGCCGACAGACAGTGCTTATACTCATACATTCACTGTTGCTCAATCTGCTCAACATCAATCTCTCACAGTCTTTCAAGATGATCCAAACCAAGATTACAAATATGCTCTTGGTATGATCAAGAAGTTTGATATGAATATTGAACTTAAAAAGTTTGCAATATTTAAAGTTGGACTTAGAGCAAAAGCAGGTGCAACAGCTACACTTACTCCATCATATTCTGCAGAGGATAGCTTCTTGCCTCAGCATGGCATCATTAAAGTTGCTACTACACAAGCAGGATTAACTGCAGCGTCAGCACTTTCATTGAGAGCTGTAAAACTTTCTATTGAAAAGAATGTTGAAGAAGATAATGCTATTGGTTCAACTGCACCTGTAGATATTCTAAACAAGCAGATTGCTATTGAGGGTGAGATTGAAGTTGTCTTTAATGATGAAACATTTAAAACACAAATGCTTGCTGATACTGCTCAGGCTTTGAGAATACAGCTTAACAATACAGATAGCTTAATTGGTTCAACTTCAACACCTGTACTTACAATAGATTTGCACTCTGTCAAGTATTCAGACTTCAAGAGAAACTATGTCAATGGTGATGTAGTTACTGCTACAGTTAAGTTTAAAGCTTTCTACAAGCTTGCTGACAGCAAGATGGTCACATGTACACTGGTTAATGCACAAACTTCTTATTAAAAACTAATATATAAATATCATGGAAAACAAAAGAGAAACAAAAGAGTTTAAGACATCATCAGGCAAAAATACTTTAGTCTTATATACCTATGCCACAGGTAGAGAAATCAGAGCTATAGATAGCAAGTATGTATCTTCAATGAAGCTAGATATGGTTGGTGGTGAGCCATCAATGAAGAACATAGATATGTCAGTTGCCTATGAAGCAGAGAATGAAATGATCAAAGCTCTAGTTGTTTCAATTAATGGAAGCACTGAAAATATTGTTGATACTATCCTTGATTTAGAACAGGATGAGTACAATGAAATCACTGCAGAACTTTCTGTTATAACAAAAAAAAAGACCAAATAGACGAGAGTGCCAACTCTTATTCAAGAGGTAATATAGATGGGTACATGCTTATTGCTGAACTCTGTGAACTGTATGGTTGGACATATCAAGAGTATATGAGCCAGCCATCTTGGTTTCTGTATCTGATAGAAAGAAAGTTTATTGTGGATATGAAAAAAAAGGAAAAGACGCTATAATAAAATTGTATGGAACAAACACTGCAAATTGTTTTAAACGCTAAAGATGCTACAACCAATGCTTTCAATTCAGCAAAGGGTGGGCTTGATAGTTTTAAGGATAAGGTAGACAATCTACAGCCTGCATTTAAAAAGATGGCAGTGGTAGGTACAGTTGCTTTTACAGCTATTGCAGGTGTTGCAGTTTCTTCTTTCAAAGCTTTTGCGGATGCAGAACAGCAAACTGAAATCACAAACCTTTCTTTGGAAAATACTTTAAATAGTATGTCAAAGGGGGCTCTTACAAATCTAAATAAAAGTCTTGATAATTCAAAAAGTGCATTTGCCAATGTTGCAAACGCTGCGATTGAAGCAGGAAAAGCAGCGGTAAAGATGGGCTTTGATGATGAAACTGCAGCGAGATCATTTGCAAAACTATTCAGTGTTACTAAAGATGTAACTAAAGCAAATAAAGAACTTGCTATTGCACAAGATCTTGCTCGCTTCAAAGGTATCTCACTTGAAGAAGCAACACAGAAACTTATGATGGTTCATTCAGGTGCTACCAAAGAATTAAAAGCTTTGGGTATTGCTGTAAAGGATGGTGCTACTGCAGAAGAAAACCTTGCATCAATTCACAAACAAGTTGCTGATAGTGCTTTAGTATTTTCAGAAACATCTGCAGGGGCAATGGAAAGAATTAAAGTACAGACAGACAATCTCAAAGAAAGTATTGGTGGTGCTCTAGCCCCTGTATTTTCAAAACTCTTAGAAAAAGCACAGCCAATTATAGATAAGTTTATTGCATGGGCAGACAAGAACCCTGAACTGCTAGGCAAGATTATACTCATTGCAGGTGCTATTGCAGGGCTCGTAGCAGTGATGGGAACGCTAGGGTTGGTACTTCCTGCTATTATCTCAGGATTTGCTCTCCTAGCTAGTCCTGTGGGGCTTGTGGCTCTTGCTATTGCAGGTGTAGTATTTGCTGTCATACAAGTTGTGAGGATATTCCAAATGCTTAGAGATGATGGGGATCTTATATGGCTTGGAATTAAGACCAGTATAAATGAAAAAATACAGGCAATAAGCACAACTATTACCAAAGTCATTAATGGAATTAAAACAGTATGGATTACAGTATGGACAGCCATAAAAGATTTCTTTATCAATATTTGGGATGCAATAAAAAATACAGCAAAGAGTGCTATTGATGGTATTAAGAACTTCTTACAGCCAATCATTGATATGGTAGATAAGGTAATTTCTAAACTCCAATCTATTGGTAAAAGTGTTGGGGGAAGTATCTCATCTGCAGTCAATAAAATTGGCAATGCCATAGGTATCAATGATGGTATTGTTCAGAATGGTCAAGTGATTACTACTCATCCTGATGACTATATCATTGCTACAAAAACCCCTGAAAGTCTTGGTGGCAAGGGTGGCATACAAATAAATATAACTGGTGGCACATATCTTTCAGAAGATGTAGCACTAGATATTGGAGATAAGATTATCAGAGCATTGAACATGCAAATGAGAGGCACATAATATGAGTATTGTTGTTAAAATAAACACAGTAGATAAAAGCTCTGAGCTTGACTAGCAGAGTTTTCAACTTAATAGAGCTCTCACAAATCAAGTAGACACATTGAAGTTCAGATTAAAAAGAGCCAATTCATCTGGCTATAAGCCTGCTCTTGCTGATGCAGTAGAGATACTAGAGGATGGTATTTCTATATTTGGTGGGCAGATTGTAGATCTTGCTGAAAGTGTCAATGGACTTGTTGAGTATGTAGATATAAATGCAAAAGATTATGCCTTTGACATGGATAAGAAACTTGTGGTGGAAGTGTTTGAGAGTATGACTGTTGATGATATTATTGCAGATATAAAAGCCAGTTACTTGGATAGTGGGTATGACCTTACTAATGTTGATTGCCCTGTGACAATAAATTATATTGCTTTTAATTATGAGTACCCATCAAAGTGTTTACAACAGCTTGCACAGATTACTAACTATGACTGGTATGTAGATAGTACAAAAAAGATTTACTTTTTCTTAAAAGGTTCACCTATATCACCTTTTAATCTTGATGACACTGGTGGTAAATATATCTATAACTCTCTAAAGATCAGTAAAGATATTAAGAACCTTAGAAACTCTATCATTGTCAGAGGTGGTACTTATGAGGGTAATACAGTGACAGAGGAGTTTGAAGCTGATGGTGATCAGATTACTTTTTTCCAAGCATATAAATATACAAATGTTACAGTGGCAGTGAATGGTGCAAGCAAAACTGTGGGAGTGGATAATGTTGATGATCCTACTTCATTTGATGTGCTTTACAACTTTGAAGAAAAGTCTGTGAAGTTTCCTACTGCATCCAAGCCAACATCAGGGCAAATAGTAACAGTTACCGGAAATCCACAGATCCCTGTAGTTACCAAGCTCACTAACTCAGCATCTATTGCAGAGTTTGGTGAGTTCCAATATAAGATAGTAGATAAATCAATTTCTTCAAAAAGTGCAGCGAGAGATAGAGCTAGAGCAGAAATCACTGCATGGGCACTAGAGATTAATGAGGGCTCATTTAATACACATGAAACAGGTTTAGAAGTTGGTCAAGTCATCAATGTTCAGAGCACATTAAGAAGCATAGATGAAGATTATATCATCTCTCGTATCAGCTCAAAGCTAGATAGTCCTACTAGGTTTATACATATGATAACTCTTGTCACATCTCAAACATATGGTATGGTGGAGTTCTTGCAAAAGCTGATGATGGACAAGGATAAGCAGATTACTATTGCATCTGATGAAGTATTAGACAGTGTCATTGGATTGGATGATGAGATCATTGTTGATGATAGTATTGCCCTTATAGATGGGGCTGTAGGCAAGCCTTACAAGTATGAGCCAACTGCAGGGAGTTCAAGATATAATTTTGCTACTTATGGGTAGATATAAACATTGCGAAGAAATGCGAGTTTGCTATAATTAATTTAATCACATGAATACAAACACTAAAAAAAAGATAGGCAATAAAGCTCATGCCATAGGTAGGTATCGTTTTATTACTACTGATAGTGTGACTGGTGAAGTTAAACGTATTTCAGAATGGCATAAAAATAAAGTGGTCAATGGTACTGGTACTGGTATCAATATCATTGCTAGACTGCTTGCCAATGACAGCACATATCCACTTGCTATTACAAAAGCAAAAATAGGTACAGGTACAAATACCCCTGCAGATGGTGATACAGATTTGCAAACTCCTACATTTACAAAGAACACTGTAGCACTTCAAGAAGTATCAGGCGGTAGTGTTACAATTTCTTTTTTCCTTACTACAGCAGAGCTTTCAAATGGTACTTATACAGAGTTTGGAATATTCTCAGGTACACAATTATTTGCGAGATCAATTATTACACCATCTTATGTTAAAGGCACAAATGAAGATACAACAGTTGAATATCAAATAGATCTTACTAACCCTAGTTAATTAATATAATTTTATGATCTCAGCAGATAGTGACATTTTAGCAACAGACATTCAAAGGAAAAGTGACTACTTCGGCAATAACTCCGATGGCGATGTTACTATTTCTACTGATACAACTTTAAGTAGAGATATGTATTATTATAATCTCACTATAAATAGTACAAAAATATTGTATACAAATGGTTGGAGAATATATGTTGCAGGAACTCTTACAAACAATGGAACTATTGATTGTAGTGGTGGAAACGGTGGGAATGGTAATAATGGCACAACAGCTCTTGGTGGATCAGGTGGTACAGCAGGAGTTGCAACATCTACAAATAGTTTAAAAGGTGGTACTGCAGGTCAGGTTGGTGGAAATGGAAACTGGGAGCCGTTAGGAACTACTGTTACTGCAGGTGGTAATGGTACAGCAGTCAATCCATCTCTTGGTGCAAATGGTAGTGCAGGGGGTGCAGGTCAGACATTCTTTGGTGCAGGGGGTGCAGGTGGAACTGGTGGAACTGCTACATCAGAAACTCTAAAGATAGTATCTGGCACACCAGATAATATCACTTCTGGTGTTGAAACTGTCATACCAGATTTCCTTTATGCAAGAGCCTCATCAAGTTTAGATCTACTTTCTACATCAGCAGGTTCAGGTGGTGGTGGTGGTGGATATAGTACAAACAATGGTGGTGCTACACAAGGTGGTGGTGGTGGTGGTGGCTCAGGTGCTACTGGTGGTGTTATATTTATTTCTGCACGAACTCTTACAAACAATGGAACTATTAAAGCTAACGGTGGAAATGGTGGGAATGGTGGTACTTCAAATGGTGGTGCAGGTGGTGGTGGTGGTGGTGGCTCAGGTGGCATAATTATTCTTGTATATAAAACAATTACACTTGGAACTGTTACAGTTAATGGTGGAACTGGTGGAACTTCATCAGGTGGCACAGCAGGCACAGCAGGCACAGCAGGCAAAATATATAAATTAAAGATTGTATAATCTTATGTCTGATCAAATAGAAAAATATGAGCTCAGAATAATTGAGAAAGACCTGAGTAGAAGAAAAATGATTACAGCACTTGAATTGAAACATGGTGTAGTAGGTAAAACAGTGAGTGAAAAAATGATGCAGGTTCAAGATAAGCAAGAAGCAATAAAACAAAATGACACAGGAGAAAAAACAACTGAGCTTGGGGTTGGAGAGTAAAAATGATGATCTTCGGATTGTCATTAACCTTTATGATACTGTGAACGACAAAGTACATATCCCCATCTACCTATTTGACGTATTCAATATAAAAGACGATAATTAATATATGTTAGACTTTCTAAAAAAGCTATTTGGTTTGATTGAAAAAACTCCAACACAAAAGAAGTATCCTCTTGGTGCTCATGAGAGTGAGCCTGATATAAGAACTATTGATCTTGCTCAGGTAGTCAACTATACTGCAATGCCATTAGAGCAGAAAACATCTGTGCTTGCTATTATAGATGTGTTTAATCAGCTAGGACTTGGCACTTGTGTTGCTCATGCTTTTGCTCTAGTTAAGATGGTTCTTGATTATATTGAAACAAATAAGCTTGTTGTTTATTCAAGGAGATTTCTATATGTGCTCTCTCGCAGATTTCTTGGCATGGTAAATACTGATGCAAGTTCAAATCAAGGACTGCCCCCTATTGCAACTGCAAAAGTAATTACCACAGTTGGAGTGATACCATCAAACATACTAGACAATGATACTCTACCCCATTCAAAATATGTTGATGACTATTTAGTTACTGACACAATGAGAAAGGAAGCCAACTATTATAGAACAAAGGGCTTTGCAAATGTTCAGATAAATCCTACTGCTCTTAAAAATGCTATTAATAGCTCAAAGGCTATCCCTGCCTGCATTATCATTGATTGGGGTGCAATAGGTACAGATGGCACTATAGGCAAGCCTTACTTCCCTGCAGGGCTTCATGAGGTGGTATTTTATGGATGGGATATCAAGAATGGTAAGGAAAGATTTATATTTAGAAACTCTTGGGGTAAAGCTTGGGGTACAAATGGTGATGGATATATCTATACCAATGATCTCAACTCTGTAGTTATTGAGTTATTGGCTCTTGCAGACATTCCTAACTCTCTTATTGAAAGAGCAAAGAGCTATCAGTATATATTCCTAACTACTTTAAAGAGAGGATCAAAAGGTGATGGTGTTGTTCAGCTTCAAAAGAGATTGATAGAGTATGGCTTGCTCACTGGCAATGCTGATGGTGACTTTGGCAAGATGACAGAGAGTGCACTGATGCAGTACCAGAGTTTGAAAGGTTTATCTATTGATGGCATCTTTGGTAAGAAAGGTCAGGAAGCAATGAACAATGATGTAGTAGAGAAAAAAGTAAAAGCAAAGCTAGATCTATGGATTGAAGCTATTACAAAAATGGAAGGTGCAAAACCTGAAAATCACAATCCCGGTAATATTAGATATGTAGGTCAAGCAAAAGCTATTGGTCAAACTTCAAAAGGTTTCTGTATCTTTCCTGATGATGCTACTGGATATATGGAACTTCGCAATATGCTCATTAGAGCAGCGACAGGTCAGAGCTCAAACTATAAAGCAGATATGACAATCAGAGAGTTTTATGCAGGTATAAAAAATCCAAATAGATATGGAAAAGAAATATTTGGGTATGCACCTGAGAGTGATGGCAATCAGCCAAATCACTATGCTGACTTTGTTGCAAAGATTGTTGGTGTATCGGTCAATACACCTATTAAAGATTTGCTTTAAAAATTATTAATTAATTGTATTTAAGATTATGAAAAAAATTATTGCTTGGCTAGTCTTATCATCTAAAGATCCTCAAAAAATCTCTCTGATGATAAAAGGTATATTGACTGGAGTTGTTACTTATGTTGTTTTCTTTGCAGGGCTGTTTCACATTAACCTTGCACCAACAGATATAAACTCTGTCATAGAAGCTCTAGCATTTGGGGGATTGCTTGGTATCTCACCTTTTAATTTTAAAAATATATCTACATCTGCCCTGCCAAGCTCTGAGGCATAGATCCTCTGTCTTGGCTCTACTGGTCTATCACTTCTTTTTTCAATACTTTCATTCCACACTTTTGCAAGTGTCCAATTTTTATTTTCCATATTTTATTTATCGTAATTTATTTATCTTATAATTTTACCGACCTTTGCTCTGATTGTATCAT